GGGTTAGACGACGACCGCCGCCGCGCCCTTGCCCTTGACCTTGCGGAAAAGCTGGATTTGCTCAACCTGTGCATGAAAGCCGCCGACATCGACAGGCACTACCAGGCCAATATGCGCCTGTTCCTTGCGGCGCAAAAGCAGTTTGCCGCCCTGTTGCCGCCCCAGGTGACGGCGGCGGCACTTGACGCGCTCACGGCCTTTAANACGCCGTCGGTTTATGACGAACGAGGGCTGCTAGTAATATGAATTATATCGAGGAATATCACAACGCAATACAGCGCGGGGAAATCAACGCTTGCCGCCGCGTCCGCGCTGTATATGCGCGGCTTTTGGATGATTTAAGCAGGCCCGGCAAATATGTCTTTGACGAAGCGCGCGCGACCCGGCCCATTACCTTTATAGAAACATTCTGCAAGCACAGCAAAGGCGAATGGGCGGGGCGTCCCGTCCGGCTGGAGCTATTTCAAAAGGCATTCATTCAAGCCCTGTTCGGCTTTTTGGATAGAGAAACGGGCCTACGGCGTTACCGTGAAGCGTTCTTTTTAGTAGGGCGCAAAAACGGCAAGTCAACCCTGCTTGCGGGCCTGGCCCTGTATATGCTAACGTCCGACGGCGAGGGCGGGGCCGAGTGCTACACCGCCGCGACGAAATACGCGCAGGCCCGCTTGATTTTCGATGAAGTGCACAACATGATACAGCAAAACCCGGACTTGTCGCGGCATTTCCGCAAGCGCAAAAATGACCTGTACTTCGCGCCGTCCATGTCGGTTTTCAAGCCCCTGGCCCGCAACAGCGACACCCTGGACGGCCTGAACGCGTCCTTTGTCTGCCTTGACGAACTCCACGGCGTCCGCGACCGCAACCTTTACGAGGTGCTGAAGCAATCGCAGTCGGCGCGGCGGCAACCGCTGTTTGTGAGTATCACCACGGCGGGCACGACCCGCGAAAACATCTTTGACGACCTGTATAACCACGCTTGCGGCGTCGCGGACGGGGCCTTGTCCGACCCGCAGTTTTTGCCGATACTCTATGAACTTGACAAGCGCGACGAATGGACCGACCCGGCGGCATGGGTGAAGGCGAACCCGGCTTTATGTGCTATCAAAAAACTAGACGACCTGACCGCCAAAGTGGAACGCGCCAAGCAGGAGCCGCACGAGCTTTCCGGCGTACTGTGCAAGGAATTCAACGTCCGCGAAACGGTGAAAACGGCGTGGCTATCCTTTACGGACATCGACAATCCCGCCACCTTTGACCTTGCGGATTTTCGCGGGGCGTACTGCATCGGCGGCGTGGACTTGTCCATTACAACAGACCTGACTTGCGCAAGCCTGCTTTTCATGCGGCGCGGCGACGACAGGAAATACATAACGCAAATGTATTTCCTGCCCGCCGACAACCTGCAAGAGCGTGTCCGCCAAGACAAAATCCCCTATGACAAATGGTTTGACCGGGGGCTTTTGCGCCTGTGCGCAGGGAATAGCATCAACTACAGCGACGTTACGGCCTGGTTTGTCGATACCGTGCGCGAGTACGATTTGTCCCCAGCGTGGGTGTACTATGATTCATACAGCGCAAGATATTTCGTTGAGGAAATGCAAATGCAGGGCTTTACCATGGTGAGGTGCATACAAGGGGCGAAAACCCTGTCCCTGCCCATGCAAATGTTGGGGCAGGATCTGAAAGCGCACCGGGTGATTTACAATAACAACCCTATCCTGAAATGGTGCTTGACGAATACGGGCATACAAACCGACCGCAACGGGAACATTGTGCCCGTGAAAAACCAAAGCCCGCGCCAACGGATAGACGGCACGGCGGCTTTGCTGGATTGCTACGTTGGGCTGTATGAACACTACAATGAATTTACGGGGGCGATTTGATGAAGCTGAAAGACAAGAAAATTGAGATTTTACGGGCTGATTATACGAAAGACGCGGCGGGGTTTGCCACCGAAACGCTGACCCCCATAGCCCCGCCCGTGTGGGCTTATTTCCGGCATTTATCGGGCAAAGAAATCTATGCGGCTATGACCGTGCAGGCCGTCGAGGAAGTCCAGTTTGTTATTAACTGGCGCAAGGACGTTACGACAAGGCACGTTGTGAGATATAGCGGGGTGCTCTATGACATTACACGGGTGGATACGTTCGAGGGGTATAAGGGGGATTTGACGGTGTATGCGAAACGAAGGGGGTGAGGGGAATTATCCCTGTTCATTTGTGCCCTTAGCGGGCCTCTTTGGCTTTGTAGTTTTCGCTTTCTTTGCCCCCTTGTACAGTTCTCTTGCTTTGCGCCGAACATCTCTTATGCGAACTTTTGGAATATCGACAGGATTAATGTAACGACGGATTTGTATGTAAATAGCTAGCAGTAGCTTATAGTAAATATAAAGGCAAGCAAAACTAAATATCGCTGAAAACAGAAGAACTATTGCGGCTATCCATAAATTACCATTAATTCCGTAGCTTCTCAAAAAAAGAGCAACCCACAGTGCCCCTATGAGAAGAATGTTAAAAGAAGTTCCACGAATAATTCGCCTGCGTGAAATGTGAAAGTCGTATGTGCTTGTATCATCATTATCTTTGTAAACTTTCCGCGTTACTGTAGCGCTATCAATACCATACAGCTTTCGCATGACGCTTTCCGGCTTCCTTAGTATCCAGTCAAAGAAAGTATCAAACAGTCTGTCGGCAAGCAGACCAATAACATAGCACACACCTAAGAGAATTATTAACAATGGCGCAATAGATTTGTCGCTTGCCAACAGTGCTTTAGTTGCATCTATTACGCGGCTGTCAATGAGAGCAAATAAAGCATACAACCACGCGGAAACTTCAGCGCCAATAATGACGTGTTCAATGTATACAGATGTTGTTTGCATGGCAAGCACTAGCCCTTTCTATTATATGGTATGTTTGAGGGGTATAGGGGAATTTGAGCATATGCGTGGAAACGAGAGGAAGTGAGGGAAAGCACTTTATTCCTTTGAAGAATTGTTTTTCTCCCCTAAAACCAAACTATTGTCTTTTAGTATTGACTCAATTAAAAACCTGTAATTTTCATCATGCTTATCTGGAGACATTTTTTCTATTAATTGCATTACAGTTAAATATTTTTCGGTAGTTCCTAATCGTTCATGATAAATATTTAACTGGCCGGTGGTTTGCCTATAAAGCCAAAAGAAAAGCCCTGATATGACTTCCACAATACCGCCTGATATTGTAGTATAAATAATGATATTTTGATTGCCATAAAGATTAATAAACATACCTAATACAAAAACACAAAACCCCAAAATACATACGACTAACGCCGTTGAAAAAGATTTGTTTGCTTGTCGTTTGCTAATTATGTAATACTCTCGCAACTCGCTAACATTTTTCACCATCAAATCAATAACTGTTTCACTGTCCTTTATCTTTTCTACAATAATATTGATTTCGTTTTTCACTTCTTCAGCATCTTTTTTGTTTGTTCGTCTATTAAGTTCATTTACAAATTTCGTAAAAAATGCGGCTATTCCACCAGACGCCAGAATAGCAAAAGCCACCTCAAAAGCTGGACTGGCAACGATATTAAAAAATTTTTCCCATGCACCTACATTAGCTGTTTGTGGAATAATCTCTACATTGTCTCCGGCTATGTTAGCTGCTTGCGGAATAACTGCTGTAAAATTCCCGCTCGTTATGTTTAGTGACCACAGTCCCGGCATAGGACGCTCAATTGTGAGGGTATTTAGTGATTCTATTTTGAGTGTATCTAAGTGTGTGAAAATCTGACCATCTGGAGAAATCAATTCAAATTCGTCATCGGGCGAATCAAGCGCATAGGAAATAGTAAGTGGTGAATCTCCTAGTGGGGGGACGGAAATAGAAGCCAATCCGGGATTAAGATGCAGTATCTTAGAGTTAAAGATGGAGCTATAAATATTCTCAACAGCTGTTGGAATATCTTGAGCAGTTCTAATTGCATAGAACAACCCATCTCCCAACACACGTGAAAGTTGATTTGAAGTGATACCGGTACTTCCTAAAAGAATAGTTGCCACTTGAATGTTTTTGCTTTTAATTTCATTAACAAAGCCGGATTTGCTTGACAAGCCGAGTTGACCATCAGTAAAAACTATAATTAGATTTTGGAAATCGGGATTAGCGCCCTTTTCAGGCGTAAAGAATTTTAGCGCAATCTCTAGTGCCTTTTCTAAATCCGTTCCCCCTTCAGGGATTTTTTTTGATGCTTCATATATAGCTTCTATATCCTGTTTTGAAGCTAACGGACGCAATTTTTCTTCAAATATGGTTACATCATGACTAAACGTGACCAACCCAACTTGACTGTTTGTTCCTAGTAACCAACTAAGAAATGTACCTAATCCTTGGTGACGCACTCCATCGGGATCAGTTTCCGTTAAAGATGCACTGGTATCCATGACAAAAACGATATTATAACCGCTGGGTCGCTGTGCGCTCGACCCTCCACCTGCGGCAAATACTGGAGCTGAAAAACAGAAAAACAGCAATATTATGAGCATGACGGAAATATGCTTTAAGTTGCTTCCCCTTATTCTCATGCTCTATCTCCCCGCTTCCTATTAATCAAAACAATTTCTCCTCCTTGTTTTCATGTGCGCTTATTTTATCACACTACAATGCAATAGTCAAGGAAAATTCTGTTAGTTCAGCAATTTTCTTCTTTCCCCGACAAACTACACCATGGACAATGTGGCAAGGGGTGCAATCGTTGGCTATCGTTTAGGCTAATCTAGCCAATTCAAACGACAAACAAGCGACAAACAACAGAATAAAAGACAGCTAATCCTTGTACATCAAGGGTTAGCTGTTTCTATTGTGTTCCCGTTCGGCCAGGGCTACGCCAGCATGTCCCCGCCGTCAAAGGACTTTTACCAGTTTGTCATGGAGGGCAAGATGCGCCACGGGCGGCACCCGGTCCTCGACTGGAACCTGGGCAACGTGATCATCGAAGAAGACGCCGCCGGCAACATCAAGCCCAACAAGAGTAAAAGCACGGAAAAGATCGACGGCGCGGTGGCGCTCATCATGGGCCTGGCCCGCGCCACGTTGCGGGACGAGTCGGTGATCGGCAGCGTATATGACAGGGAAGAGAGGGGCTTGTTATGGCTGTAGGGTTATTCAAAGCACTGTTTCATTCTCGGGATCGACCGAGAAACAGCCTCGGAGCGGGCGTGTATTACCCCTGGGGCGGCACCGCCAGCGGCAAGGCCGTCAACGAGCAGACGGCCATGACCGTGACTGCCGTATACGCCTGTGTCCGCATTCTTGCCGAGGCCATCGCGGGCCTGCCCCTGCACGTGTACCGCTACAAGCCGGATGGCGGGAAGGTGCGCGACATCGCCCACCCGCTGTTCCGGCTGCTGCACGATGCTCCGAACCCCGAGATGACTTCGTTCGTGTTCAGGGAGACGCTGATGGCGCACCTGTTATTACACGGCAACGCCTATGCCCAAATCATCCGCGATGGGCGCGGGCAGGTACTTGCCTTGTACCCGCTGCTGCCCGGCCGCATGCGCGTCGACAGGGAAGCCAGTCGCATTGTCTACTATTACACCAAGGACAGCGGCCCGCCTGTCACGCTGCGCGGGGAGGACGTGCTGCACATCCCCGGCCTGGGGTTCGATGGGCTTGTGGGCTACAGCCCGATTGCTATGGCGAAGAACGCCGTAGGCATGGCTCTGGCCTGCGAAGAGTACGGCGGCACCTTCTTTGCCAATGGCGCTAACCCCGGCGGCGTGCTTGAGCACCCCGGCGTGGTCAAAAACCCGGAGCAGCTGCGGGAAAGCTGGTACGGCCAGTACGGCGGCAGCGGCAAGGCCCACAGGATAGCAGTTTTGGAAGAGGGCCTCAAGTTCCACGCCATCGGTATCCCGCCTGAAACAGCGCAGTTTTTGCAGACTCGGAAGTTCCAGATCAATGAGATCGCCCGCATCTTCCGTGTGCCGCCCCACATGGTCGGCGACCTGGAAAAATCCAGCTTCTCAAACATCGAACAGC